GTTGAGCAATATTCAAACAATGTTGCAATGCTTAGCCAACAAAAAGGATCTCTTCTTAGAGGTGCGGTAGATGTTGAGAGCGTAGTAGGCAAAAATGCTTTCTTCGACCAAGTAGGATCAGCTACAGCGGTTAAAAGAACAAGCAGACATGCTGACACTCCGCAGATCGACACTCCACACGCTCGTAGAAGAGTAAGTTTGGTAGATTATGAGTACGCTGACATTATCGACAATCAAGATAAGATCAGAACTCTAATCGATCCAACATCATCTTACGCTCAAGCTGCTGCATTCGCATTAGGTAGAGCAATGGATGATGAAGTAATCGCTGCAATAAGTGGCACTGCAAACACAGGTGAGACTGGCTCAACAGCTACGGCTTTACCAAGTGCGCAAGCTATCACTGAAAGTGGCTCAGGTGGATTAACAATCGCAAAACTAAGAAGCGCAAAAGAAATCTTAGATAGCGGTAACGTAGATCCATCAATTCCGAGATACATAGTAGTAGGACCAAAACAAATTTCTGATTTGTTAGGAACTACTGAAGTGACATCTTCGGATTTTAATACAGTTAAAGCATTAAGTAACGGTGAAATTAATACGTTCTTAGGTTTTAACTTCGTAGTCTCTAACAGACTATCAATCGCTTCATCTAAAAGATTATGCTTAGCATATGCTATGGATGGTGTGAAACTTGCATTAGGTCAAGATCTTATGTCAAGAATTGATGAGCTGCCAAACAAAGGCTACGCAACACAAGTATATAACTGCATGTCTATAGGCGCAACTCGGATGGAAGAATCTAAAGTTGTTACTATTCAAGCACATGAAGCGTAATGGGGGGAACTAAAAATGGGTACTAAAAATACAGATCTAGTGGCTAACTTTGAAGCTACTCCTCAAGTTAAAAACAACGCAGCAGAACTACATGGTGTTCTTAGAACAGCACATGGAACTGTTGAGTTGGCTAGTGGCGACAGTGACGATAACGATATTGTTATGTTAGCACCGATCCCATCAAATGCAGCTGTACCAAGTTTATTCATTGGTTCAGACACATTAGGTGGATCATGCACATTCAATGTTGGTATCTACACATCAGGTGGCACAGTTAAAGACGAAGATGTTTTTGCAAGTCTAGTAGCGGATGCTGCTGGTATGGCAGACGTTCGTTTTGAAGCTGCTAACATCGATACTGCTAGCAAAAAAATGTATGAACTTGCTGGTGACACTACAGATCCAGGCGGACACTACTACATAGCGGCTACAATGGCTGCTGATGGTCAGACTGCTGGAACTATGTCATGGAACATTTCATATGTTGTTAACTAGGAAGTAGATTTATCTACAATTAGGCTAGGCGGTATCAAAGCCGCCTGGCTTACCAATCATGAAATATTTTTTAATTTTATATATGTTTAGTATGGGTGAAACAGGATCAAAACTTATTGATCAAAAAACTTTACCTATAGAATATCCAAATTATTACGACTGTTTAAGCGATGGATATATTAGAGCTTACAGTACAATTATGACTTTAGGACCACAAAAAGTTATGGAACAAAAACTTTTAATAACATTTAATTGCAAGGAAAATAATGGCATCAGTAGTTGATATTTGTAACTCAGGTTTAAACTTATTAGGCGCATCTACAATCACACAATTAACAGATGATAGTAAGAATGCTAGGTTATGTAACCAAAGGTATGAGCCTATTAGAAATAGAATTTTTAGATCACACGCTTGGAACTGTTTAACTAAAAGAGTTCAGTTAGCAGCTGATAGCGCAGATCCAGTAGTAGAGTATTCTAAACAATATACTTTACCAAGTGATTGCTTAAGAGTTTTAAAAGTTCATAACGGAACTACAGATAGTATTGCCAGTGATATAGATTATGTTGTTGAAGGTAGAAAAATTAAAACAAATCAAGGAACTGTTTTTTTAGTTTACATAGCTTTAATTACAGATCCAAACGAATACGATACCTATTTACAAGAAAGTATTGCTTCAGCTTTAGCAGCGGACATAGCTTATGCTATTACAAACAATGCAACACTAGCTAAGAATTACCAGGTAACAGCTGACGAAAGATTAAGAGAAGCTAGATTTGTTGATGCAACAGAAAATAGTTTAGGTACGGTTGAGAGTAATGAATTTACAGATGCGAGGTTATAATGACCGCAACTTCTTTTGATCCTGGTTTAATAAAAAAATATAGAGAGCCAAGAGTTTTATTACATTTTCAATGGGGTGATGATGACACAAAAGTTTATCGATATGCTTTAGTAGAAGTTATTAATGTAGGTGAAATTGATCCTAGAACCAAATGTAAAAAAGATGAACAAGGTTTAACACAACAAGAAATTTATAAAAAATTATGCCAAGAACAACACTTGCTTTAACTTCTTTTGTATCAGGCGAACTAGGAGCCAAGCTTGATGGCAGAACAGATTTTACCAAATACGGAACTGGTTGTAAAAAATTAGAAAACTTTTTAGTACATCCTCAAGGAGCTGCTTCAAGAAGAGTAGGTACACAATTTATTGCAGAAGTTAAATCAAGCGCTGCTAAAACAAGATTAATACCTTTTGAATTTTCAACAACTCAAACTTATATTTTAGAATTTGGAAATACTTATATTAGATTTTTTAAAGATAAAGGTCAGATATTAGATAGTGGATCACCTTATGAAATATCCTCACCATATTTAACAGCTGAACTTTTTGATATTAAATTTTCACAATCTGCTGACGTAATGTACATCGTTCATCCAAATCATGAAACGATGAAGCTTTCGAGAACTGGACATACTAATTGGACATTAGCTGCAGTTGATTTTACAGATGGTCCTTATTTAGAACCTAACGATACGACAACAACTTTAACTCCAGCATCTGCTTCGACAGGTACAGGCGTTAATATTACTGCTTCTGCACTTACAGGAATTAATGGTGGATCAGGATTTTTAACTACAGATGTTGGTAGAGTAATATCTTTTAATAGTGGTTTAGCAAAAATTACAGCTCGTACTAATACAACAGTAGTTGTTTGTACAATTACAAAAGCTTTTGCTAATACTGATGCTAAGACAGATTGGAAGCTAGGAGCTTTCTCAGATACAACAGGTCATCCTTCTAGTGTTTCGTTTTTTGAACAAAGATTAGTTTTTGCTGGAACTATAGCTGAGCCGCAAACTTTATATTTTTCAAAGTCAGGTGATTACGAAAATATGACTGCTGGTACTGATGCTGACGATGCTATGATTTATACAATCGCATCAAATCAGGTTAATGCCATAAGATATTTAAAAGCAACAAGAACTTTAATTGTTGGAACAACTGGTGGTGAATTTACAGTTTCAGCTGATGGAACAGATGCTGCCGTTACACCGACAAATGTTACCATTAAAAAACAAAGTTCTTATGGGTCAGCTAATGTTGATGCGCAACCAGCTGGTAACGCAATACTATTTTTACAAAAAGCTAAAAGAAAAATTAGAGAACTAACTTACAACTTTGACGTAGATGGTTATGTAGCTGCAGATTTAACAATTTTAAATGACATCGTAACTAAAACAGGAATAAATGAAATGGCTTATCAGCAAGAGCCTGACAGTATTCTTTGGTGCGTAAGAGAAGATGGAGTTTTATCAGGATTAACTTATCAGAGATCTGAAAATGTTACTGCCTGGCACAAACATATCTTCGGTGGTAAAAGTCAAGATTGTACTATTACAGTTACAGACTTCGCTAATATTGCTACTGGTACAAAATTAACATTTACTAAGTCAGATGGTACGTCTGTTACATTTACAAGTGAAGCTGCTGGAGGATCTTCACCATCAAGCTCATTAGGTTTTAGACCTAATACAAATAACAACACAACAGCTGATAATATTTTTACTGCAGTTAATGCTCACGCAGATTTTACTGTAGCTAATCCAGCTGCAAACGTAATTATAATAAGAGAGACAGCACCTCAAGCCACAGGTTTTCTAACGTGTGTGTCAGGTGATACAGTAAGATTAACAGCACAAAACGAAACAGCATCGATATGTGAAAGTGTTGCTTCTATTTCAGGAATTTTAACTGAAGATGAATTATGGGTTATCGTAAGAAGAACTGTTAATGGCGCAACTAAAAGATATGTTGAGTGTTTCTCTGAATTTGATTTTGATGAGACAACAGCAACTGATTTTAAGTTTGTGGACAGTCATCTTACTTACGATGGGTCAGCAACAACATCGCTATCAGGCTTAAGTCACTTAGAAGGTCAAACTGTTTCTGTCCTAGCGGATGGTGCAACTCATGCAAATAAGATTGTGTCGAGTGGTGCGATCGCTTTAGATAGATCTACTAAGAAAGCAGTTGTGGGTTTAGCTTATGATAGTGTTCTACAAACTATGAGAATAGAAGGTGGAGCTGCAGAAGGAACGTCTCAAGGAAAAACAAAAAGAATTAGTAAAGTTACATTAAGATTATTTGAAACAGTTGGTGCAAAGGTAGGACCAAGCTTAACGAATTTAGAAACAGTTCCATTTAGAACTTCATCAGATCCAATGGACACTCCAGTTTCAACATTAATAGCTGGTGATAAAGAAATAGAATTTAGAGACGATTACAATACGGATGGATTTATTTTTATAAAACAAGATCAGCCTTTACCATTATCGGTACTGGCGATTTATCCAACAGTTGTAACCAGTGACGGATAATTATTTAATTGTTCCATACCGTCAGGAACATGGCGATCAAATTGTTAAAGAAGGTTTAAATTATGAATTACTTAAAATTGATGCAAGCTATGAAGAACTACGGCTCGATCATTCTCGACCTGGCATGTCATTTACTTTATTGGGTGATGGTCATCCTATTGTTTGTGGTGGCATTATTCCGTTATGGAGTGGAGTATGCGAAGGTTGGATTATTGGCGGCAAAAGAATATTTCAAATCAAATTCAAAGCTACGAGATTAATTAAAAAGAGAACAGATCTCTTATGTCTAAACAATAATATTAGACGATTACAAACATCAGTAAAAGCTGGTTTTAAAGAAGGTTATCGTTTTGCAAAGTTCTTAGGATTGCAAGATGAAGGATTAATGAAAAAATATGGACCTGATGGTTCAGATTATTACAGAATGGCAAAAATATATTTATGAGTTTTATAGGTAACATAGTAGCTGGACAAGCAGCTTCACAAATAGGTAAGTACAATCAAAGTGTTTATAGTGCGCAAGCAGCTTACCAAAAACGTCAAGGTGAAATAGCTAAAGCTACTTATGAAAAAGTAACTAAACCTATATTTTTAAAAAACCAAAAATCTCAATACTCAACTTTCTTAGTTAGTGCTTTAAACTCAGGAGCAGAATTTAGAGCTGGTACATCACCTTATTTAGCTGGTTTAGAATTTAAAGTTAACCAAGCTACAGATGTTGCTATTCAAGATTATAACGCAGAAATGAATTTAATAGATAGTTTCAATAGATCTATCTTAACTGAAAGCAGAGGAACTGCTGAAAGATTTAAAGGTGACTTAACAAGATCCGCAGAGTTTGCAAAAGCTGCTGGTAAAATGTTTGGTAACTATCAAAGCTCAGGAAGTTTATTAGGCTAATGGCAGTTTTAAAAATTTATCAAGTACAATCTAAAGTTAGACAACCAGGCGATCAAGCTCAAGGAGGATTAATTCCTGTATCGCTAGCTACACAATTAGGTAAAGGCTTAGGTGAGATTGGTAAAGTCGTTGATGATATTAGAAAAGATCAAAGACGTGAAGAAAACGAAAACGAAGCTACAGATATTATTACAGGTTTAAATTCTAAAATATCGCAAAGCTATTCTAAATATTCTAAAGGCACTAATATAGATAATGTAAATTTATTTAGTAATGATCTTATGGGTCTTAAGTATGAAGCTTCTAATAAAGAAGTTAAAAAAGGTGTAGATAAATACGTTAGAGATAAAAGATTAGATTTAGGTTTAAAATTATCAAATCAGTTAATTGCAAATTCAGTTACTAAATCTAAAGATAACAAAGATCAAAATCTTAATAGTCTAATTAGTGATATTGCAAGCAAAGATAAAACAACAAGTTTCATAGCATTAAAGAAATATGATAGTTTTTTTCAAAATCCTGAGGAAGAAAATTTTTACGGTATAGATAATTTTAGAAAACTAAAAAAAGAAAAAGATAAATTATTACAATCATCTATATTAATTAATAAAATAAATAATAACGACATAGATCTTACAGATAATGAAACAAGAAAACAAATTGTAGAAGTATATGGTGAGTTAGGATCTAAAAAGTATTTAGATAAAGCTAGAAACAAAACATTAAGTGCTGAACTTAATTTAGATAATGAAATTAAAAAACAAGAAATAATTCAAGTTGAACAACAATTAAATAATTTTACAGCAATTCTTGAAAGTATTAATTTATCTAAAAGCGATGCTACTAAAAAAGAATATTCTTTAGATCAAATCTACGACACATTACAAGACGGACAAATAAATACTGTAATGTATAATGCTTTAATTAAGTATTATGCAAATCCTAAAGCTGCTTCTAATGAAGAAATGCTTGAGCAAATCAATGCTCAGTTAGCTTACGCAGCTACAGCTGAAGATGTAGATCAAATTAAAAGATCAATTCATTCTGACAGAGTTCTTATTGAAGGATTAAATCCTGAGGAAACACTTGTCATGAAAGGATTGTTAGATAAATACGGTAAAGATATTGTTGGTTTACAAGATTATAAAAAATACCAAGAATTATTAAAACTAAATGTTGGCAATGTAAGTAACGTCATGTTTAATTTCAATAACACTGGTAGCGCAGCTGATAAAAAAAAATTAAGTATGCAAGCTGTAGGTGATTTTAATAGATATATTAATAACGGTTTTTCACCTGAGAATGCTTATCTAAAATCTATTAATAATTTTACTGACACTAAAAAACTTCCAAAACTTAAGGATCTTGATTTACCATTAAATGTAAAGATTGATACTAGCGATTTGGAAATAAAGATACAAAACGATCCAATAAGTACAAAAACAAATCTTTATCAGAAAGTTGTTGATGAATTTAAAAGATCTCGAAATGTAAATGATTATAGAGAAAACATTAAAAGATTAGATTTTATATTTGACGTTTATCAAGTCAGAAAAGATCTAGGTGCTAATACAACAAATAAATCTACAATGGATGAGGACACTAAATAATGGCTGATATACTAGATTTATATTTAGGTCTTAAAACCGATGAAGAGCTAATTAGTAGCCAAGAGTACAAGCTATTAAAAGACAACAAGATTGATACTGCTTTATTAGACGGTGAAGATCCTGATCCTAATGCTGGTGAAGTTCAGTTAGGTAAAATAGATGAAGCTGAAAAAACTACATTAGTTGAAGATGTTTTTGATTTTGTTAAGTCTATGCCTAAAGACATGTTGTTAAGTGTAACTCGAGGAACAATGAATGGATTTGGATTTGTTAATAGCGCTACAAACTTAATAGGTGTTAATCCTGATAGCTCATACGAATTTGTTAAAGATAAAATAGATAAGCAAATGAAGAGCTTAGATGAGCTTGATAAAGATAGTCCATTAGTTTCAAAGATGATTGCAATCGTTGGACAAGATGCTGCTTACATAGTTCCAGCTTATAAAAAATTTAAATCTTTAGGATTACCAAAACAATTCGCTTTGCCTTTAGCTTTTGGTGTGGGTCAATCTTTGGCTTTCGATAAAGAAATGAGTATGCTTGTAGATACTGACGCTGTAAAAAGTTTAAAGAGATATACAAATATAGAAGAAGGCACAGGAGCAGATGACATGGTTAATAATGCTTTACTTGCTATAGAAGGTTCATCTTTAGGTTTTGCTTTCGATAAGTTAGGTCCAGTATTAAAAGGTATTAAAAATTCTAACTGGCAACAAAATGCTATTGCAGTTGGTGGAGCTACAGCTACAGCTGAAACTGTAAATAAAGTCCAAGACAATATCCAAAACAATATTATTTCAGAAACAACAAAAAAAGAGTAAGAAAACACTATCCTCAGATATTTGTTTTTTTCAAAACAGAAAAATTAAAACATGGTAAACATTAGAACTATCAGTAAGAAATTTACTGAAGCAGAAGGTAAGCAATTATTAGAAGGCGCTCAGAAAATTATTGATGAGAAGATTGCTGGACCTAAAATAAGAAGAGATAAACTTTTAAAAGGCGATAAAGCTAAAAAAGAAAAAGTTCTTATTGATGGTAAAAACTATGAAACTGTAGATGGTGAATTAACAGCTACGGTTAAGACAAAAGTAAAAACGCCTTTTCCTGATGAACAGGCAGACAAAGTTTTATTTAAAGTAAAAGCTGGAGGTAAAATAACACCAGCTAAACTAAACGATTTTAATATTAATAATATGCAGTCTAAAGACGATATTATTAAATACATAGATGAAGTTGCAGAAACTTATAAAAAAGATTTCAGCTCAAGAAAAAGAGGTGAACAATCTAATAAGCAAACGCAAGCTTTAGCGGATCTATTACAAAAAGACCAAACAAAATTATCAGCTACGTTACTGAACTTAAAAAAAGGTGACACATTAAATGCTGAATACATATTAGCTACAAGAGAATTAGTAGAAGCTTCTTATTCTAAATTAGATGAACTTGCTGCTAAAGCAGTAGCTGGAAGCTCTGATGATATATTAAAGTACAGACAACATTTTGCTTTAACATCTGAACTAACAAAGATTTTAAAAGGTGTACAAACTGAAACAGCAAGAGCCTTGCAACAGTTTTCAATACCAACAAGAACTAAAAAATTCACTAATGCAAGATTAGATGAATTGAATAGACAAGAGTTATTAATTGAGATTGGTGGTGAAGATAACATCAAGATGATGGCTCAGATGTATCTTAAGACAAGTACAACAAAACAAAGATTACAATTTACTCAAAATGCTGGATCAATTAACAGCAGAATATCTGAAGCAGTATCAGAAGTTTTTATTAATGCGATTTTATCTAATCCATTAACTCACGTAAGAAACACTGCTGGTAACTGGATTACTCAAGGAATTATTCAAGCAGAAAATAAACTAGCTGCAAGATTATTTGGTGATGCCAAAGGTGGCGGAATTGCTGAATACGAAGATATGGCTAGAGCTTTCGGTAAAACGATGGCAACGAGAGAAATGTGGGCTGCTATGAATGGTAGCTTAAAAAACATAGACAAAATTCAAAGTATGGTCAGCGGTAGTAAAGCTGAAATTAGACCAGGTAAATTTACAGCTGGTAATTTTAATCAAGAAGCTGGCAGTTTATCAGCTAGCTTTACGGATATAGCTGGAAGAATTTTAACATTAGATNGAATACCTACAAAGCTTTTAACAGTTTCNGATAACTATTTTAAAAACAAAGAATANAGAGCTGAACTATATGGTTTAGCTTATAGAGANACTTTAAAAAAAATAGGTGATGGATCTTTAGATAGAAAGAATGCAGAAATATATTTAGCCGATCTTGTTACTAATCCAACTAAATCAATAGTGGAAGAAGCAAGACAAGCAACTTTATATTCTACATTTCAAACAAAAATGAAAGATCAAGACGGAGCTATAGCTTTTGTCGGAGGTAAACTACAAGATATAAAAAATAGTAAAGATCTCGGTTACATGAATTTCATGATGAATTACTATTTACCATTTATTCAAACACCAACTAACGTAGCTAAGTTTGCATTAGAGAGATCACCAGGTTTAAATTTATTATTAAAAGATTATAGAACTCAATTAAGTTCACCTAACAAAGCGATTAGAGATAAAGCTAAAGCGAAAATGGCTTTAGGCTCAGCATTCTATACTACAGTTATGGGAATGAACTATGGTGGTTATGCAACAGGAACATCACCTGAGCTTGGAAGTAAATTTAAAGCAGATGGATCTAAGTTTGCTATGCAGAAAACTTTAGGCACTGGAAGTGGTACTATTAATATTCCTTACGGTGATACAACTATAAATGTTTCAGTAAGAGATACTTTATTTGATCCAGTTGCTATGATGTTTAAACAAGCAGCAGATCTTAGCGCTATTGCACAAATGGGTTTCAAAGATCACGATCAATGGCAAGATCACGTTGGCATGGCTACAGCTTTAATGTTGTCATTTGGTGAGAACTTATCTGACAGTACATTCATGTCAGGTGTTTCAAAAGGTATTAATGATTTTCAAAACTTTAAACAATTAGGTGCAGTCAAAGGTGCGCAACGATGGGGTAAAGATATTGGAACAAGCTTTATACCTTCAATCGTAAAACAAACTGGTAAGACTTATAATTTTATTACAAATGATAGTCAGCAAAAACTTGCTGTTGAGTTTAGTGAATATGCAAAAAAAGCTATTGGTATTAACAACAACTTAAATAAACAATACGATTTATTAGGTGACGAAGTTCAAGGTTGGGGTGCTTACACTTTAGCTAAAAACGATCCTATTAGAGACGAGCTTAGAAAAACTGAAGTAGAGATTAGACCAATGAGAAGAGGTAAATCAATTACAAAAGGTTTTCTTGGAACTACAGTAGAATACACATCTGATGAATTGGCATTTTTACAAAAGCGTAAAGGTGCGTATGCAAAAGAAAATCTATCTGTTTTATTTTCTTCTGATGAATATTCAGAAGCTCAAGATAACTTTATTAAACAAGGTTACATAAAAAAAGCTTTTACTGCAGCAGAGCAAGCAGCTTACGGTGATTTAATAGGTGCTGGTGATAATCCTTATTCTAAATCAGAAGGAGTTAATGAAAGAATTACAGAAGAAGCGACAGAAAAATTCGCAGAAAAAATACTAACATTAAATCAAGGTGAGCCAATAGAAGGTGATTACTTTGAACAAGAACAATAAGAGGAAATAAATTGACTATATCTACAACTACAATCAAAAATTCATATAGCGGAAACGGTTCTACAACAGTTTTTAACTATACTTTTAAAGTAACAGATGAAGATGACATCGAAGTTATAATAAGGAGTTCAGATGGTACGGAAACTACGAAAACGATTTCAACTCATTATAACGTCAGTGGCGTTGGTAATGCTAACGGAGGAAGTGTTACATTCACTAGCGGCAATGTTCCTACGTCTGCTCAAACAGTTGTTTTAAGAAGAGATACACCGCAAACTCAAGGAGTAGATTTAATTGAAAACGATCCTCTTCCAGCAAATACTTTAGAAGATGCTTTAGATAAAGTAACTTCTATTACTCAAGAGCTGCAAGAAGAAAGCGATAGATCTATAAAGATTTCAAGAACTAATACGATGACATCGACTGAATTTACAGTTGATGCTACCAACAGAGCAAACAAACTATTATCATTCGATAGTTCAGGTGAAATATCTGTAGCTCAAGAGTTAGGAACTTTTAAAGGTAACTGGGCTGCCTCAACGACTTATGCAGTAAGAGATCTAGTTAAAGATACTTCTACTAATAATATTTTTATAGTTTTAACAGCTCACACATCTAGTGGATCTCAACCATTAACGACTAACACTGATAGTGCAAAGTGGTCCTTAATTGTTGACGCTGCTTCAGCAACAACCTCTCAAACGGCTGCTGCAAGTTCTGCAACGGCTGCTGCAAGTTCTGCTACCGCTGCTGCTTCATCTGCATCGACAGCATCAGGTCATAAAGATACAGCAACAACGAAAGCTGGTGAAGCTGCTACTTCTGCCTCTGCGTCTGCATCATCTGCTACAGCGGCTGCTAGTTCAGCAACTTCTGCAGCATCATCTTTAGATAGTTTTGACGACACTTACTTAGGAGCAAAATCTTCAGCACCATCAACAGACAATGATGGAAATGCTTTAGCAACAGGAGCTTTATATTTTAATAGCTCAACAGGCGCTTTAAATGTTTGGACAGGATCTGCATGGGTCGCAATACAAGCAGATACAGATGTCAAAGTTTCAGTATCATCGAATGATACAACACCTAACTTCTTACTTTCAAAATTAACTGCTGGAACAAATATAAGTTTAGCAGAAACTAATAATGGCGGTAACGAAACAATAACAATAACCAACACTGGGGAAGATCCAACTGCACTAGCTATAGCATTAGGATAATTAATAGGAGTAAATAAATGGCAAACACGTTCAAAGCAATAAACTTCGCAGCAGAGCCAGCATCAGCTGGAACACCTTATGTGATGTACACAGCAGCTGGAAGTACGACTACAGTAGTTCTAGGTCTGATCTTAGCTAACATTCATACAACAGCAGTAACAGCTGAAGTAGAACACGTTAGTACAACATCAAATAGAGCTGTAGCTAATAACACTGCAAACGGTACATCGTTCTTAGTTAAGAATGTAACTATACCTGTAGGTAGTTCATTAGAAGTTTTATCAGGATCTAAAGTAATTTTAGAGACTGGCGACAAAATTCAAATCGATTGTTCAGTAGCTGATAAGCTTTCAGGCACATTATCAGTAATGGAAATCACATAATAATTAGGAGTTAAAACACATGGGTTACATAGGTAAAAAACCAACAGATGCACCATTAACAT